TCATTGGCGATCAATCCGCCAAAGACGCGTCGAACAATGGGAAATGCAACGGAAGCAAAGCCCTGAACGTCTCCACCAGCCATTGAGCTAGCTTCTTTTAATAGCTGAGAAGCCTGGTTCTCCAGGAGACGCGCCATAGTATTTTTGCGATGATCTCCATCGAGACCTTCTAGAAGGCCAGTACGCTCCCACTTGTTAAGTAGGGCCGCTCCTTCTTCTTTGAGGGATCTTTCTACAATACCCTCGGTAAGTTTTTCTAAAACAGACATTTTTTTATCCTCCTTAAATGATATTTTTAATTTTAATCTGCAGAATCCAAACCAGCCAAAAGCTTCCAACGATCTACAGTTGGATCTTTACGCTGTTTTGCTTCTTGTCCTCTGGACAATAATATTGTTGAAGTAGTTCTATTAACGGCTTCGCTCAACGATTTTGGCTGCTTATTCTTTGAAGCATTACCCGGTGCGCTTTGAAGTGTATCATAAATAACTTTCGCTTCTTCAACGGTCTCAGATTTTGTTAAAGCTTCGACAATTTGTTTTTTTTGTCGCTCATTCAAGGAGTCGTTTGACAAAATCCTGTTAGAATATAATAATTTTGCATTTGAAGTGTTCGATTCATTTAGATCCTCTCGAAGGTTTTTGAATACCCCCAAAAGTTGCATATATTTTTCTCTCGCCTCTTCAAAATTATTTTTATTATTTTCATTAATTTTTGTTAAATTTTTGTTGTTTTCTTCTAAATTTTTGTTTGTCTCTTGCAGAGCTTGAACAGCTTTTTGTACCGTTTCAAGCTCTTCTTTGTATTGTGAATCTTGGGCCATGGCAAGAAGCTCTTCATCTGCCAAGTTAAGCACTGCATCGGGGGTGCCGCGCCAGCCAGACTTTGCTGGTTTAATATCAACAGCTAACTCTTCTATAATAGAAGAAAGAAGTTCTTCACTTAAATCTACTTCTTCTGTGATCTCGGTATTTTCGCCCATAACGCCCAAAGCGGCTTCTTCGTGTGTTTCTTCCGGAAATTCTTCAAATTCTTCCACGCCCCTACTTAACTGATCAAAATCAATCTCTATTTCTTCCTCTGCTTCCGGACAGGGACATAAATTTTCCCCATCCGTTGCGGCAAGTGGTATATCTTCAACCGCCGGATCTACCTCTTCTGGGGCTATCCCGCCCAACATAGGATCCGCGCCGCCAAGATCCGCCAAAGGATCCTCTTCCGGCTGTTCTAGAAGAACTGCAACCGCATCTTTAATCTGAGTAGAGTATTTTTCAATTACTAGCGCTTCCGCATTTTTCAAAGCAACTTCTCTTAGCGCATTCGCATCAATGACTGCCTGTTCTAACATTGTGGACATTATAATCTCCCGAAAGAAAACAATTTATCAAAAATAAATAGTTATATATTTTGTTAAATTCCCTTTTTACCACTTATTTACCATAATTCAATGCTCTCCTGTTAACTCGTAAGGGTGAACGCCGAACCGTCGGGAATAACTGTTATCGCCTCACTGCTGGAGCCAACATTAGTAACTTGGAATAGGAAATTACGAGCCGAGCCGGGGACAACAGTATAAGTCCCGGCGGCGTTTCCGGTCGGGTCGCTCACACCAGATCCAAGATCTAGTATAATATTCTGGGCGCCGTTGCCGCCGCCTGTGTCAAAATCAAAATTACAAAGTTTAAATTTAAATACCTGGTTTACAACACATCCTGGAATTGCAGCAACTATTTGAGCTGCGGTTGGTGTGATATCGGTACGAGCAGCGGACAGCGCGCCGTTTGTGCCGCGGGCCAGTGCAGCTGAAATTAGTTGCGCAACAGTTATGGTATGGTTGCCATCAGTATTAATAATATTAAGCGTCACTGTATCTATTATCGGGCCGTTCGCACGTATGGCTGGCGCAGGGTGGGCAGCATCTGTTCGCACAGAAATGGTGCCTCCGTCGATCTTAAGATCTGATATGTCTCCTGTTCCTGGTTTAAATCCCATTGTTTCTTTTCTCCTATTGTGTTTGTCCAGAGCCAGACAACGCATACATTTCATGTGTCGGAATATGCGTAAGTTCCGCCACTACTCTATACTCTCTATTCGAGCCATTATTTGGCGTAGATAGGTATATTTCTTTACACTTGACGTTAAACGTATAAGAATCTTCATTTGAATCTAGTTCAACAAAGTGGTATCCGGCAATGACACGATTTGCAATTGCGGCGCTGTGGAAATGAACCCTCAATGTATGATCAGCAGATGAAGGGGTATCGTGCCTTATAACGGTAACAGATTTAGTAATACTTGGGAACTCAATTTTATGTTCTGCATCTGCTCCCAAAGTCGCGGATCCTGTAATCCAAGGTACACCACTTACAAGATATGAATTAGTGTTACCCAGACCGGGGGCCATATAGCCTCTACCGATTGGTTGTTGAGTTTTTTTATCGACTGGATATGCCATTTTTACTTTCTCCTATTTTGTTTAACGGCGGCGGATTCGTTTCGTTCTCTCTCTGCTTTTCTAGCATTTTCCTTTTTTTTAAGTTTTTCTCGGCGCCGTCTGTCCGATGGTTTTTCATAAAACATATTTTCTCGGTATGCTTCTATTATTTTTTCTTTTTTAACTTTTTTCATAAATTTTCTAATCATTCTGCGGGGGTCGCCTTTGGCTTCTCTCAAAGTTACTTGTACATTTACTGGTCTTTTTTTGGCCATTTTTTTTCCTTATATCAAATGCTTCCATTTACCTGCAGCCAAGTCTAATATACCATCAATATTTACGCCGGCAGCTGTTGACTGTACCCCGGATAAGGGCCCGGGAGAACTATTTTCCGGTAAAGTGGGCTTTGTACCCTCAAAAACATCAACATTATTATCAAACTTAAAAGACTCGTTCAGCCTGCGAATTCTTTCTTGACGTTGTTTTTCCATTTTTTCTTCAAGATCCCTCGTCCCTTGTGGTGCTGGCTCTGGCTTTTCTTGCTTTGTGATAGTCAGGCCTTCTGCAACAATTCTTTGATTGGCCATACCGCTCACAACTTCAGTAATAATTCCAGATAGCACACCCTCTTCGAAAATGCATTCTTTAATACATTCTTTAATGAGGGGTTTAAGAATTTTTTTAAGTTCATTTTTTTTCATATCAATCTCTCAAAATATCATCAATAATATTATTGATTTTTTCCTTCTTTGTCATATTTTTATTTTCGTTTATATACAGGCTAATCTCTGGAGATACATTCGTTTGCTTATTCAAATAAGCTCCAGGAGTGGATGGCTCTGAAACCATATCAAAACATATTAATTGAAAATCATCCTCTACCATTGTTTGACCTTGCACTTCTTTTACAGTACCCAAGCCTCTAGATGATATGCCTAATTTAACACCTGCCTTCAACAAATCTTTAAGTATTCTGCCGGAAGGCGTATCGAGTACCTCAAATTTTCCCATAACCGAAGAGCCATCCCACCACATCTTTACGGCAAGATGCGAAGCATTTTTAAGATTAATTACACTATCATCCGGATGATCAAGCTCCCCTAAAGCGCGCCGCTCGTGAATAGCTTTCTGGTAGTTCTCTACTTCCCTCTGAAGAGTATCCTGCTTATAGATCCTGCCATTACCATTTCTTGTGCCAGATTTTTGACAAACCCCCACAAGATAAACAGCGTTTTCATTAACAACGCGTCGACGTTCAGATTCTGTTAAAACATCCATAGCACATTGGCCGTCCGGACATAGTTCAAAATATTCTTGTAATAATTCTTTTGCCATATTTTTATCAAAAGCGAGGCTCACCCTCGCGCGATTTTGCTCCCCTTGCAGCAGCGACGAACTTCTGAAATATTTCTTTTTTTCATTTTTACCTCTTTTGTTGTTTTATTGAAACGTTGAAACCATTATCACCTATTATAGAACTAATAAAGTAACTAGTTCCCGCTGATAACCACCCCAAAATTAATGGGTTAACATAATTATAATCAAAACTAAATAGTTCTGTTAACCCATTAATACTCCACAAAAATACACCAGACCAGAAACCAATGCACAGTGGACAATTAAAAAATTTTCCCATCACACCTTCTTCCGGCCGGATCTTATCAAAAATGGCGCCATATACGATAATGAAGGTTAGCCCATAGGCACAAAGTATAAAATATAATAATTCCATTTCTTGCCTATAAACGATAAATATTTGAAATACCGAAGGGGCGTACGCCTGGGCGGATGGCACCCTTGTTGGCATCGTGATATTTTTCGGGATCAAATTCGGTTGATTCTTCAGCACCGGGCTGAGATAGATACTCTTCAAATTCTCTATCGTAAGCTTTTTCGAATTCAAAGTATGGTTTTTCTTCTTCTATGAACTTGCCGATCGTGAATAAAGATATTTGTACTGGATTGTATTCTTGAGACTCCAATATGCTGGCTTCCATTGAAGAGTAAATATTACCGCCCTGAACGGATTCAAAATCGACTACTCCCTTTTTAGTCAAAAAACTAAATAATCTATTTTGAGCTTCATATACATGGTCGCCTAAAATATCTTTAGCAAAGGCTACAATTTTTTTCTTTCCGGGCATTAAAACAATGTCAATGTCTTTATGATCAAAAATCATTACATCCCCACTGAGTGTTTTTCTGGCATTCAACATGATAGAGGCTTGAGGCGCGGCGTCCTTTTGTTCACCAACTTTGATTTTAATTGCTTCTGGTGTATTTTCAGGCTCGCCTACTTTAATATTGATAGCCATCGTTATATTACCTCTTTCACTAAAGATTGTATTTTAAGTATTTTCTCTACCAACTTAATGTTGATTTTTTCATTTTTAAAATCGTCTACTAACGACATAATTTTCTTAAATTTCACCACGGTGTTGTCGTCTTCATTTTTTACTGTTGCTTCTTTGATAACGCCCTTAAGGCGATATAGCTCTTCATTCAAAAATATTTTAAATTCTAAGCCGTTATCAGCAAAAGAAATAATGTATTTGTTGAGTAAAGTCCTCTGTTGCTCATCCAGGGATTCGTATTTATTATTATATTTATTAACAAAATTCTGATATACCAGAACATCAGATGGGATCTGTTTGCTTTCGTCCTCTTTTTTATCAACAAGAAGCTTTCTTATCACCCCCTCTTCTAAAAGTGCACGTTCTTTAAATTTTATATCTTCGTTAAAGAGTTGTTGTATGGATGCTAAAAATTTGTAATCAGATATAAAATTCGAAAATACATCTTTCGAAAGATCTTTATTAATTTGACTTATTAGCTTAGTTTGGCTTTCAAATATTTCTTCCTTGTTTAATCCGATATATTCAAAGCGCGCTTCGGCAAAGACCTTTTCTGCTACGCGGGGAGTAACTCGCGAACATCCCAAAATAGTTTTAAACAATATTAGTTCTTTTCCAAGAGTTGTGTTTTTATTAAAGTTTTCTTTTATAATTTTAATAACTTTTTCTTTTTTGTCGGCGTCGCTGGCAACAACACTCTTTGTTAACTCTTGAATAAGAATTTCAAAAAGAAAAGCTGTGTTTCTCTTTTTGTTGTGTCTAAATTTCATCTTTTGTTGGCTCCGTCTCTTCCATTTCTTTAATTAGTCTTCTAATTTCATTACTAACTTCAAATATCTTCTTTTCCTCTCTATCAAAGTTAGATTCTGTGCCTTCCGATAAAGTATTTTTATATAAACTTCTCAGTGGACCGTAGCCCTTGAATACGTTTCTCGTACCGGAAGAGGCCATCTCTCTGTTAATTTTGTAACTTTTATTTCGGGCGCCCATATCCCTCTTATCATCTTTGGCTGGTATATACCACTTGTCTTTTGATTTTGGCGTTGTTGTTTCTATACCAGCATAAGATCGTTTATATTTTTTTGATAATCCATGCTTCTCATCATCTCTCTTCGCGGGAGCGGCGAGGAGGACGCTCTCCTCTGCCCCGGCTTCTTCTTCGGCGCCGGGTAATTCTTCGGCGTCGCCAAGTTCGCCTTCGCCGCCAAGCTCTCCCTCTCCTCCAAACTCGCCTTCGACGTCGCCTAGGTCTAAATCTGCGCCGGCGCCAAGTTCACCACCCTCGGCAGTAATTCCTTCTGACGCCTTTTCAAGCATAGCTGTAAATTTCTTATCATAAAACATCTCTCTCTGCATTCGTAAGAATTCTTCTTCAGTGAGGTTAAATAGATGATCAGCAATCCAGCGCTTGCTAAAATATCCCTCTGTGGCTGCAGCAGCGGTATCAAATTTAGTCCTCCAGTGTTCAAGTTCTTGGAGTGCTGCTAATTTTGAAGGGTTTTGCAAAGTGAGGTTAAATGTAAGTAAATCTATTCCTCGATATCCCAGCGTAAACAAATGTACTACACCAATTTTTTCAAGTTCTGATACCACGGCCCTTTGTAATCTTTGTACAGTCCGTGCAAATCGAATATCTTTTTGCGCCAATGTTGTTTTGTCTTCTTCGCCACCTTCACCCCTGGACAGATATGAAGCTGGTACTTTAAGAGCTGAGAATAGTTTATCCCTTAAGTATTTTACATCATCAATATCGCCAGTATACGTGCCACCTGGTAGGCTTTCAACTTTAGAACTAGTTCCTCCTCGAACAGGGATAAAATAATCTTCTTCAATGCTCATTGGATTATAACGCAAATCAACGCGGCCGCTATCAATATCAACAATTTGATTACGCTTCATTTGAGTCATAACTTTTTGCATATATTGTTCAATATCTACAGGAGCAATATTGCCCACATCAATATAAAAAACTCTTCGCTCCGGAGAGCGAACGATACGATATGCCATCATAGCATCTTCCAAAAGGGTTAGCTGGCGCCAGATCCTTCGGGCCGGCTCGCAAACTGACGTTCCATATGGAGAATATTTATCATTTCCAAGAATTCTGAAATGTGCTATCTGCCAATTTTCCAATGTCAGGCCGCCGGCGTTCCATTGAAATTGTACATAATTTGGATTTGTCTTATCTTCGCCTTCTAGCCTTTCAATTTCTTGTGGCGGGAGGCCGATGACATGTTGTATGCCTTGCTCCGCATCCATATCCAGATATAGAAAAAAATCACCATATTTACACATACTCCGACACCAGCCAAATAAATTAAACTCGATATTCAATACTTTATGATATAAACTATCTAATATATTTTTAATTTCTTCATTGGGGCAGCGGATTGCCAACAACGGAGTCAAATCAGAAGAAGTGGTCATTTCATCAGCATATATATCCAGCGCAGATGCAATCTCTGGAGTATATTCCATTTGATCAAAGTCTATATATCGATCTGCTCGATTTTGAGCAGCCATATAATTGGCCTGAATCGAATCATATGGGTTATATTCTGATTTTTTAAAGTTTTGGCCACTAGCCGAGGATATTTTATAATTTCCTAATTGGGCGCGCGTAGGTCGATGAGGGTACTGACGACGATAATTAACCAGTGGACCAGATAAAAGTCTCGTTAATTTTCTAAATAATGTACTTCTTGAATTTTTTGGATTTTTAGTTGAATCCGCCATGTTTTATCCTTTTAGCAGCCATATGAATTCTTCATACTTCTGTTTTTCTTGTTCTTGTTTTTTAATTCTATAGCCATGCATTCCATTGATGGCTGTATTCATTATATTACTATTTTTTTGCATAGAGTTTAAGAAAGCTTTTTTATATTCTATATCTTTTTTGCCCGCTTCGAACGCAGTATCTTTTGCCCAGCAACCTATAGAGCATGCTATTGTTAAATCATCGTTGTAGCCCCTCATAGCCTGTGGCTTACCGTGGTGCCACACAAATGTTTTCATTTCATTATATAGTCTTTTAGAATATATTGTAATTAGTTTATTCCTAATCATTTCTTCCATTTTCGCTATTACCAGAGGTCTTGTTTTTTGTGTCATCGAAAAACCAACAACAGTATTATTTTTATTTTCGGCCGTGATAGGATCAACGTATTCGTGTGAAGATTTATAAGAATAATAAAGATTAGGATATTCTCTTTCTTGAAGCTTATCCAACACTGTCCAGCCAATAGAATTATTTTCTACAACAACCATACAATTACCATATTCTTTTCCAACCTCATTCAACATATTCGCAAACACATCTGGTGTTGGCTTGCCTTGATATTCTCCAATAATTTCCATAGTTTCTACTTTATAAATATGAAAAGCTGAAAAATCTTTTCCGTCGCCGCGGGCGACGTCGGCAGCTAAAAGATATGTAAATTCAGATAGATGTTCCTCCCAAATCCAAAAGTTTCTATCAAAGCCAGTTTTATATTTTGGATCTTTTAAACTAGATTCAATAATCGCCATATCATCTGGATGGAAGACTGTTTCTCCGGACATATTAAAATTACATTCTAACTCCTGAGCAATCTGTCGACGAGACATATTCTTTGTTTCTTTATCAAACCACTCTCCGTCTCTTTCCGGGTGTACATGCCACCGTAATGTAGTTAAATAAAAATCATTTCTTTCTTCTTGCGCGTCGGTACAAGTCTGGTGAAACCAATTTCCGACGCCATTCGGTGTTGAAAGTGCAATACAACGGCCGCCGGTTGAAAGTGTGGGATATAGGCCAGTCCACAACTCATCCAAGCCCTCAACGTGAGCCGCTTCGTCAATAACCAACAAAGATAATGCTTCCGAGCGGCCGGCATCTTGAGATGTTGATGTAGCTTTAATCTGCGAGCCGTTCGTAAGTTCAAAAGAAGTTCTGTTATCAATTGAAATTCTAGCAATTTTCATCCATTCCGGTAGATTTTTATGAATTGCTTTTACCTTTTTAACAAGATTGGATGCTGTCTTAAATTGTGTAGCGATAACAAGCACATTCTTTTCTTTATGAAACATCATCAACCAGGCAACATAGGCCGCCGTAATAGTAGAAATTCCAAGCTGGCGCGCCTTTAGAATAACATTAAAACGATGATCATCAAAGTTGTTTACCAACTCTGTTTGAAAATCATACGTCTTGAAAGGAATTAAACCATACTGAGGGTGAGAAATCCTTGCATAAGTATTAATAAAATAAACCGGATCTTTACCAGATTTTATAATCTCTTTTACAATTTCTTCTTTTTCCGGTTGATAGGCCATAGGGGAATTAACCCCCTCTTTGGTTCTTATTTTCTGGTTTTTTACCCCATCCACCTTGTTCTATAAATTTCTTGAATTGGCCTTCAAGCTTATCTTTGCTTGGCTTTGAACGATCCTCGACTGATTCTAAGCCGCCAATTTTATACATTTTGCTGGCATTCACAAAGACTCTTACTTTAGATGTTGATTGCACTAAAATATCGGGCTCACCAACTTCTTTTAGCGAAAGAGTATTACCAGTGATTTTTTTATATTCTTTTTTAAGCCACTTGCCTATATCGCCCAATGTACTGTTGATTTCATTTTCAAACTTTGTTCCATATACGTCCTTTAACCTAATATCAGATTGGTATGAAACGATTAAATGGTTACCATCGATTTTACATTTAAAGCCGTCTATGGTTCGCGAATCTTTAATAACGTCGCCTTCTTCTCTTTTAAGGCCAAGGGATATTGGCTCACCTTTTTCATCGTGAGCGCCATCATATGCATTTGCAGCTGCTTGCGCGATTCCTCTGATTATATCTAAAGTTACTTGTGACATTTATTTTCTCCTGGGCGTTGGGCGCTTAACCATTGTTCTTCGCGGTCTTCAACATAATTAATATAGCATTTTTCACAACATTCATATTTGTTCATGTATATGTCATCCCTAACTGTGCGAAGCCTATTTTGACAATTTGGACAATTATTTCTAATTTCTCTATTAAGTAGTTTTTTAGACATAAAAAACCCTTTTACTTCTACTTTCTCTTCTTGCTCGTGTATCACTCTCATCTTTTTCGCGTAGTCTTTAACTTGTTCAAGATAATCGTCTTCTTTGGAACTATCCCACTCTTTCTTGGGATTCTGAATTGCCTCTTCACCATACCTGGCAGAAATAGCTTTTTCAAGTTGGGCTATTTTATTCCAATCTTTTTCCATATTATAAATAGTTTTGCAAAATAAAATGGGCTCCGAGAACATCGTCCCAGAGCCCTAAGTTTACAATATAATCCTATGCATTGTTAACAACAATTTATCAAATTAATTTTTTAATTGCCTCATAAGATCATCAATTTGTACCTGTTGTTCTTTCATACCCTCAACCAAAAGTGCAGTCATTCGGGCATAGTCCATTGCATAACCGCCCTCCTCCCCAGTGGTTTGAACAACTTCAGGAACAACCTTCTCAACTTCTTG